CGGCCAATGGGTTTTGCACAAATGCGATAACCGCAAATGCGTAAATCCAGATCATCTTTTTCTAGGTACTAGATTGGATAACATCCAAGATATGGATGCCAAAAATCGCAGAGGCTCAATCTGCAAAGTAAATGCAGGGCAAGTTGCTGAAATCAGGCAAATGCTTGACGAAAGATACTCCCAGCAATATATTGCGGACAAGTTTTCAATTAGTCAGGGCGCAGTAAGTCGCATTAAAAGAAATGTGACGCGCATTTTCAAGCACTCTTAAGGAATCATCATGGCATATGCAATCACAGACACAACCCTCGGTTATCAGCCCATCGCTTCGACCGACACGGTTCAAAATCACCCCCTTGGCACTCGCGTAAAAGCGAAGGATGCTACCTACGGCGCTGGTGAATTCATCTACTTGTCCGGCGTGGCTTCTACCGCTGTCGGTTCGTGGGTGACATTCAACCAAGACGACAACGGCACGACCTTGCTGGCGGCTAACGCTATCGGCCCCGTAGCCGTGGCGATGTCTGCTAACGTGGCCTCCTCATATGGCTGGTATCAGATTTACGGCAAAGCCGTTGGTGCTGCTCTGGCTGGCTTTGTGGACAATGCCAACGTCTACGCAACCGCAACCGCTGGCAGCGTTGATGACGCTATCGTGGCAGGCGACCGCGTGAAGTCGGCTAAAGGCGCGTCTGCTGTCGGTACTCCATCCGCTGGTTTGGCTGAATTTGAGATTCAGTATCCGCTGATGGATGACGGCTTGGCAGCTTAAGTTTCCGGTGGCCCTTCGGGGCCATCTTTCGCCCTTCGGGGCTTTTTTAGAGAATGACAATGAGCAATCCTCAATTTCAGTCCAACGTGTTTGCAACCATCTACAACGAAGCAATTCAACTCACTTTCGAGTCTGAAAAGCAAGGCCGTCCAATCTTCCAAGACGTTCCATTTATCCGCATCGCCATCCCCGGTGATTTGAATAACATCATCGAACGTAAGTTGACAGAATCCGACAAGACGAAATACTCCAAAGCGTGGGAAGCGTACCAACGTGGAGAAGCTACCGGGTTTACCGGGACACCTTTGGAACAGTGGCCACAGATTTCCCGTGCGCAGGTCAAAGAGGCTAAATACTTTGAATGCCACACGGTCGAACAATTGGCTGAACTGTCAGACAGCAATTTCCAGAAAATGGGCATGGGCTTTCGTGAACTACGCGAAAAAGCCAAAGCCTATCTGAACCTGATCTCAGGCAACGCTCAAAGCAATGAAGTCTCACGCATGGGCGCAGAGATGGAAGCGCTTAAAAAACAACTCGCAGAACTGACTCCTAAACGGGGGCGGCCTGCAAAGATTGAAGAAGAAACAGCATGACCCTTATCGAGCTTGTTCAGGCGGTATGTGATGAACTGATGATTGATCGGCCCTCAGTGGTCGCGTTATCTCAAGACCCGCAAATAAGGCAGTTATACGCCTTAGTGAACAGGCTCGGTACTGACATTGCAAGGCAAGCCCCTTGGCAGATGCTTAACCGTGAACATATCCTGACCACGGTAGCAATTGACACGACTGGCGACACGACCGCCGGAAGTGCGGTTATCTCTAATATCCCCTCTACGGTGGGGATAACGACTCAGTTTTCAGTAAGTGGGCCGGGTACGGTTCCATTTGCTCAGGTCATATTCGTGGGGACTGGGACGGTTACTCTTAACATGCCAATGACAGAAACCCAGACCGGGGCGGCGTTGGAGTTCTCCCAAGTTGACTACACACTACCCTCGGACTGGTTGCGAGAGATTCCCCAGACCGAATGGGACAGAACAAACCGCTGGCCCTTGCTTGGCCCACAAAGCCCTCAAGACTGGCAATCGTTCAAGTCTGGAATTGTCTACGCTGGGCCTCGCCAACGATTCAGGATTCAGCAAGGCACACTTAGCATCAATCCTCCCCCACCTAACGGGCTTTTGTTCGCTTTTGAGTACATCAGCAACGGATGGGTTGAGAGTGACGCGGGAGACAGGCAGCAACGCTACGAATCAGACACAGATTCCGCTTTGTTCCCTGACAGCTTGATGATTACAGGCTTAAAGGCTCAATGGAAAGCGGCTAAGGGTCTTGACGGTTCTTTCGATCTTGGAGAGTTCCGGGGACTGTTGGAACAAATGAAAGCACAAGACAGAAGCGCACCTGCCTTGAGCTTGTCGCCTTATGGTGGCTCAGTTCTCATGAGCATGGCTAATTTGCCAGACGGCGGCTATGGGCAATAGTCATGCTGGCTAAATCCACATCTATACCAAGCCCCGTAAATGGTTTAAATGATCGCGACAGCATCGCTGATATGAATCAGAAAGATGCCGTTATTCTTACAAACTGGTGGCCTTACCCGTCTTATGTCGGAATCAGAAAAGGCTCACAAGACCACGTTACAGGCTTCACAGACCCAGTTGAAACGGTAGCGGAATATCTCCCGCCTTCGGGGGCATCGCAGCTATTTGCCATCGCGGGTGATTCGATATTTGATGCGACAACACCCGGCGCGGTAGGTGCTGCGGTGGTCACAGGTTTGACTAATGCTTTGTGGGAAACGCAAGGTACAACAACCCCTGGCGGTTCATTTATCTACTTTGTGAACGGCGTTGATTCACCCAGATTATGGGACGGTACGACCTGGGTGACGGTGACGGGCGCATCAGTCCCCGCAATCACGGGTGTTACGACTTCGCTACTGTCAAACGTGTGTCTGTTCAAAAGTCGCCTATTCTTTGTTGAAAACAACTCGCTTAGAGTTTGGTATCTCCCCGTCAACAGTATCGGCGGGGCAGCGGCATCAATTGATTTAGGCTCTGCGCTATCCGCCCATATTGGTAAACGTTTTTCGTGCTTCATTAACGATATGATATCACTATTTAATAAACCAGTCGAGTAAATACATTCGTCGGCTATTATCTTTCCGTCATATTCGTAAACAGCAATTAAAGCTGTCGGGTCGTTTGAGTAACCAAAATCCAACCCGTACCCGATAATTTTTGCTTCTTGCGGTATGCTATCAATCGTTTGCCAATTATCAAAAATAACACCCTCTAATTGCCCGAGTTGACCTAAGCCATAAACCTTATACCAATTATCCCAATAAGTAGAAGTTAACGCCTTTTCTTTTGCTTTGTTGATGAAGTTCAATGCGCTTTCGGGACACGCCTCGTTATCTAAATAGTTAACTACAATAAAATCTACATCATCATCATTTTGTAAGTCTGTATGAAACCAAAACTCCTCTGTCGGATTCCAATCTAAGTAGACGCCTAATTTAGTTCGTGAAGCTAATTCAGTATAAGCGTGAAATAACATATTGTTAGCCTCATTCATATAAAGATAGTCCCGTCTTGCTCCTCTTAATTTACTATCGTTGTCTGCTGAAAAAAACTCTATCTGTGAACCGTTGGCAAATGTATATTTAAAGTCTGTGGCGTTCCAACGCTGGTCGAACCAGCGTCCCGTTTCGGTCATTATCTTTTTAAAGTCTTTCATCGCCCCGCGTTTGAGATGTGGGATTGATTCAGCGACTACACTAATTTCGGTTAACGGCGTCTTGGTTGCAATATCAATTAAAATAGGAAGCACCCCGTAGGTTTTACCCGCTGACGTGCCTCCTTGTATTCCTTTGACAAATTTAGTCAAAGCCTTTATTTTATTTATTACCGTTGTTCTAATAAACATTAGTCAGGGAATAATGGTTGTTCTGCAATTATAGTGTTTTGGATTTGTTCTGTAAGTCCGTTTAATCGTTGCGTTATACTTGGGTTGTATATTCCAGCCATACCTCCCTCGATTTGGTCTTTACGAGTGTGTTTCTTGATATATGAACAGATAGGTGCATAATCATCGTAACGATTGTCTTTATTCTTTAAATAGTCGCCTAAATCAGCTATAATATCATTATCTGCTAACCAACACTCAAAACCCTCTATTGTAAGAGGTCTTTCCTTTTCCCTATAAACTTCGGTTGCGTCTTTTCCTGTCCAATCCTTAACTATAAAAGGATTGTTTTTTGTTTCCTTTTGATAGGATATGAAATACTCTTTTAGTTTTTCGGGTGTTTCTATGTTCTTATGCTTCCCCATCTTTTAGAAGTTTATTCAAGTCCTCCAACATAATCTCATTTATCCTTTTATTCTCGCTTCCAATGTTATCTAAACCGAAGTATTTTAAATACAGTTCTTGTACGTTCGGAATGCTTGGATTAAAGTCTTTATCTGCGGGATCAACTTTTCTAATTGGTTTTTTGTGAGTCCATTTATTAATCGTAAACTCCCGCTCCTCGCATTTAACGCATTGCTCTATTCCGAGTGCTTGTGTTGCTTTTTTAATTGCTGTTCCTATTTTTGGTTTCTTTGACATCTTATCTTAAATTTAACGTTCTTGTTTACCCTATGAATTGTTTGAAGTCTTATCCCTGTCATTCGTGAAAGTTCTCTTTGTCCATACTGCTCAGATTTAAGGTACATTGTTTTTTCGTACCACGTTAAACCGTTTAGCAATTCTTTGAACTCCTTTTCTGTTAGATACAAATCATTAACAGGCTCTTTATAATCTTCATCAATTAAGGCAAAGTTAGTAAAATCATCAATACAAATCTCTTTTGTCTTTAAAGAATCGTAATATAAGTGTTTTATAACAAAGAAAACGTAGTTAGGATTTGAAGATTTAAACGTATGTGATTTTAAATACATCTCTTGCACAAGTTCGTCGGCTAGGTCTTTGTCCTTGCAAATATGTAAAGACATTTTTCTCCATTGCTCGTCGCTTTGTGCTAGTACTTCAATCACATTAATCGCATATCTTTTGCCCTACACTATAAACACCTACTAAGTTTCTTTGTCTTTGCGCTCCTGTACAATCATTTTCAACCGTCGCAACTGTTTGCGTTGTTTGATTTGGCAGCGTGAACGTGTCGGCTGTTAGTATTGTTTCGCAATTACAGTTAGTTGTTTCTGTTCTTTGTTCTTCATCTGTTGAGCAGCTAGATACCACTACTGCTAAAATAAGTAAAAGTTTTTTCATAGTAAACCATTTAGTTTAGTTATTGTTGTTTCTCCTTGCATAAACATATCTTCAACTCTGCTTTGCAAAATGTATTTTAATCTAATATTAAATGCCTCAATTGAATCCTCTTTTAAAGTTAAAAAATAAATTTCTTTTCGTAACTCCTCGTTTTCTTTTTTCAGTCTTTGATAGCTATTCATAATCCAAAGGTATTAAAAATTAATTAAATGCGTGAGGTTTTTAATTTACTTGTTTTCATCCCTATCTATTTAAATAGGTGGATAGGTCTGTAAAATAGCGTGTAGCCAGTAGTTATACGCTACCTTGCGACCACTCCGAAAGTTTAGCATTGACATATAATTTAAGTTCTTCAATCTTTGACAACGGACAACGAAAGCTAACTGTTTTTGTAGGTTCAGAAAATACCGACTTTCTCCCAGCATTATTTCTTTTTCCGCCTCTAAAATCTTGTTTCTTTTTTTGTTTTCCAGTTGACATAATCAATAGCATCTTGTTGGTTAAAAAATATTGCAACTACTTCGTCTGTGATTTCATCGCAAACCTTAAATTCATTCCCGTGTAATGGTGTTCTAACGTAAAGCATAATATTTTATTTTTGATTTCGTTTACAAATATACAACCTTGTTTTGAATATACAAACATTTTCAAAAAAATATTTTTTAGATACAGAAAAGGCAGCGTATAACACGGGTTTGGCAAAATGGCTTTTCGACACACAAGCCAACGCACAAAAGCCACTTCGCCAAGCCCCAATCCGTTAGTGGCAACCGCCCTATATTGTCTTTAAGAGTTCTTGTTTTTTAAATTCTGCATCTATACGATGAAGATATTCGTCATTAAAATCAATCTCTAAAAACCATTGAAAACCTTTTTTTTGTTCAATAAAATCAATAGCGTATTTCCTTTTAATAACCTTAAAATCTAAATTACAATAAATTCTATCTTTTCTTTTTTTAGAAATATCTGTAAAATATTCTTTTGGAATACTTATTATATCTCCTACTACAGGCAATGTATTTACATTAAAACTCATATAAATACTTAATCTTGGTTTATCACTTCTGAATCTAATGTTGAATGTTTCCATAGTTTTACGTGGTATGCCACTAACACTCGTTTTGTGCAATGGCGGGGTTTGGTCTAAATTTAATGTTTCTTGCATTTTTGTATGTTTAGTTATTAATCGGAAAGTCAGTCTTTTTTAAACCGCCACTGACACAAAGCGAGGGAACGTTATGCGAGATGCTAAAAAAGACGAAGCAACTCAATTTCATTTGTTGTTTCTTGTTTTATAATTGGTTCTTTTTTTCCTTCAAAACCTCTTACGTTTTTAAATTCATATCCTTTTTCTTGCAAAATTTTACAAACTTCAAGAACATTGCATTTACCAGCTCTTTTCGCTAATTCTAAAAAAGTAGTGTCGTTCCAATCAATATTTTGATATACACCATGCGGAAAAGGTTCTACAAAATAAATTCTAACATCAATGCAAGTTTCGTGAACATTAACTTGACAAACTCTACTATCTTTAATTCTATGAAAGAAAAAGCATCCTAAATACGTTTCGTTTGATAATTCAAGTGTTCTATCTTTATCTAATTGATAATCTTTAGGAATAAATTTGTGCCAATGATAAACGGCAACGTTTGGATTATCTGAAAGCGGATTAAAAGCACCTCGCATAACAGCCGTTTGTGGCAATTGCGGGGTTTGGTTATCTTCTGAAATCATAAGCCTTAAATTTAATAGTTAGTGTTTATTTGAAAGGTCATTTTTTTAAATCCGCAACTGACCACAAGCGGGCAAAACGTTATGTGCAAGGCTACGAAACTGCATCTAAACGATCATTTGTGATTTCAATAGCCTTTGGATTGATGTCGCAACCTATAAAATTTCGGTTCAGTTCTTTACAAACAACAGCAGTCGTTCCTGAGCCCAAATAATAATCTGCAACTACATCACCTTCGTTTGAACTTGCTTTTATAATTCGTTCAATCAATACCTTTGGTTTCTGTGTTTGATAACCTATTCTTTCATTTCCAGCAACAACAGGCATTAACCAATAATCTTCGGGTAATTTACCTTCTTCTAAAAGCATACTTCCATTTTTACCCATTTGGCTTGTTTTTGAATGAGCATATTTTGCCCTATTTTTTGAACTTTCAGAGTATTCAACAGTTACATCTTTCCAATTAAAAGTCCAATTATCGCTTTTTGAATAAAAATAAATAGTATCGTGCTTTCTATTAAACGCTTTTTTGTAATTATTTGGCATTGTATAACACCACACTATTTCATTTCTAAATTTATCATATCCAAAAACTTCATCCATTAAGCATCTAATCCAATGGTTAATTCGATAATCCATTTGCAAATAAATACTTCCTGTACTTTTTAAAACTCGGTGCATTTCCTTTAATCGTGGCAAATAATGTGCTTCTATTTCACTTCTAATCGGTTTTAAGTCTTGGTAATCACCGAAATTTCTACCAGTTCCATAAAGAATATCGCAGTAAATCAAATCTACACTTTCATCAGGTTGCGACAAAAGGAGTTCAAGGTTATCAACCGCCCTGCACATAACACGGGTTTGGCAAAATGGCTGTTCAGTAATTCTATCAATCATTTGTTTTTAATTTTTAAGTTTAGTAATTCTATTGAGCTTCAGGTTCAGCCACTTCGCCAAGCCCGAACCCGTTATATGCCATTGAAAGAAACATCGCACTTCATAAAGCATACCCAATGTGTTTGGCTTCTCTTTCCTGAAATATGCCCGAATAATGGTTTTTGATTTGTAAGTTTCAAAATTTCTTTAATTGGTATTTCGTATTCATCCCATTTAAAAACTAAAATTCCGTTTGGCTTCAAAACTCTAAAACATTCAGCAAAGCCTTTACCTATCATTTCCTGCCAGTTTACATTTTTAAGTGTTCCGTATGTTTTAGCCATTACGCTATTTTCGCCAAACTTTATAAATGGTGGGTCAAATACTACAAGTTGAAAAGTATTATCATCAAAAACCATTTTAGTAAAGTCACCAACCACATCTGGTTTTACTACAAGTGTTCTTTTTGGGTGGCTTTTGTCGGGCTTAATATTATATGTTTCATTCCTTAAATCGTGGAATAAAACCCTATCATCGTTTTTATCAAACCAAAAAGAACGGGTGCTGCAACAAGCATCCAGAATCAACGGCATATAACACTCGCTATAAGTAATGGCGGGTGTAGTGGTATTTTCAAGGTCTGTACTTTCTATATTCATTATCTGTTATTTTAAGTGAGTAGTTCAAATCCGCCACTACTCATAGCGGAAACGTTAGGGGCAAGCATAGGAAACAGCCTGCCCCATTGATATTATTTCGATGGGCAAGGCGAACAAGCTCCTCTTTTCTCACCTTGTACATCTTTTTCGGAAATACCTTCGCTGATAATTTCTATTTGAGCTTCATCAAAATAGATACTATCAATTGGCTTACCGTCCTTTAATTCTTGCGGTTGAATGCAATAGCGGTTACAACCAGTTAAAAACTCACATCTTGCAGTTAAGATGCCTTTGAATCCTGTGATTTTGTCTTTGGCAATTTGCCCTAATTCTAATGTAAACATATTTTTAATGTATTAAATGCCAGCCCCTAACAAAGTATAACCAAAAGCGGGGGTGTATCGCAAATTGGTCATTTGTGCCACTAAGTAAATTTATACCGTTGGATAGGAACGTGGCACTTAATCCCCGCCTTCGGTTATACTCGACCGTTAACGGCAAATGTTCTATTCTCGTTAATAAGAACCACATTCAGCGTATATGTCGCAACTTTCATTAAATAAATCAGTTTGAAAATTAATGTCATTATGTTTATCTTTTGGAATTGAATTTATTTTTTTTAAATCTTCTATTAATTTCAAAGTACTTCTTCCATTTCTAAAAAAAGTATATTTTTGATTTCCATATAATTTTTCCATATCTATATTAAAATCAAAATATTCTGGGTTGTTTCTATAAATTTCAGCTAATACTTTATCTGACTTTTTCCAACACGTTCTACAATTTGTATTAAAGCTTTTTATTTTTAACCTAAAATCTTGTAATGACCACCAATAAGAAATTTCTTGTTTGGTCGTAGGTCTGTCGGTTATAAACGGATATAATAAACCTAATTTTTTTCTATTTACATTCATTCGGTCAAATTCATCGACTCTAATACCTAATGCAGTCTTGTATTTTTTCCACCCTATACTTTTTAAATAACTTTTTATTGGATTTAATTTCATTTCTCTGTTACAATGAAGAAAATTTTGATTTGGAATACCGTATTTTTTTATAATTTCAACAAACGGTTCTCTATTTCTTGAAGCTGTTTCATAATTAACTATTTTATGTGTACTGCTAATCCTTTTATCGTGATGAACAACAGATTCTATCCACACTATATCTATATTCCATTTTTTACTACATTGATTTACAAAAAATAAAGTTTCTTCTTCTTCATCTCCAGTATTCGCAAAAACAACTTTAATCTCATATTTGTTTGACCAATTTTTTAAAATCCACCAAAGCATATAAGCAGAAGTTTCTCCTCCTGAAAAGGAAACAAGCAATTTATCTTTCAATCCCACATCTGCCGTTAACACGTGTTTGGAGCAAAGCGGGGTTTGGTTTTTAATTTTAAGTTCAGGCATTTTTTTAAGTTTAGTTATTAATCGAAAATTGGTGCATTTTTGTCCCGCACTGCACCAAGCACGGGAACGTTAGCACTCATTTAAAAGAAAGAAGTCTCCGAAAGGACAGACAGGCATTGTATGTTCTGGATTATTTCCAAAATAAACAACAAAGCCGTTTTCGTGAATTTCTTTCAATGTGCAAG